TGTTGACATCCGACCGCCCGGCCCCTCCACCAAAGACGTCGAAATCCAGCAGGGCCTTGAGGGCTGCGACCTTGGCTGTGAACCACTCCGTCAGCGTCCCCCAGGCGCTTTCGAGGCCTTCGATGATCGCGTCGACGATAGCCGATCCGAACCCGGTGAAGGCGCGCAGGGTGTCGCGAATGGCATTGCCGATGCGCTCGCCGATGCGTCGGCCGGCCGCCGCAACTTCTTCGGCTTCCGCGTCGCTGAGCGTCTCGGCCGTGAAGAAGCTGGCGAGGAAATCCGCTACCGCATCCTTGGCCTGCTTGAGGCCGGCGAGGATGCCGGAGACGTCGAACATGCGAGCAAGGGCGTCCCGCACCGCATCGACGTTGATGCCGAGCGATGCGGCGATCTCGCCAACCCGTTCGGTGACGTTGTCGACAAAGTTCGACCAGGCCTGTCTGACCGCCTCGATCTCCGGCGCGAAGGCCGACGCCAGCCCGTCGAAGAAGCCAGTCATGGCCGCTTTCAGCCGGTCCCAGTACTTCCACACCGCGAAGGCGGCAGCGGCGATTGCCCCCAACACCAGCGTCACTGGCCAACCAGCCGCCGCGATTGCCGACAGCGCGGCGCTGGCTGCCGTCTTCAGACCGGCAAAGGCCGCGGCGAGCATGCCGCCGCGAAGAAAAGTCGAGAGCATTGTCAGGCCGGCGATCGCCGACTTCAGCCTCTTTGGACCGAAGGATGCGAGGAAAAGACCCGCGGATGCCGCCGCCCGACCAAGCCCGCCAGCGGCCCCTCGCAATCCGCGCAGCGACCGCGCCATGGCCGAGACATTCCGGCCGCTTTCGCCGAACCGCCAGAACAGCGACGTCAGCCGGATCAGAGGCCCGACCATCAGGGCATAGGCGTAGGAGAGCACACGGCTTGCCACGCCGAACGCAAGCAATGCGGCGGCGGCTTCCACCAGTTGCGCGGTCAGTTCCGGATTTGCCTCAGCGAAGGCGGCGAACTGCGAAACGAGGCCGCTTGTGCTCTCCATCAGGTCGTTGACGGTCGGCAGCAAGACATTGCCAAGCATGATGGCGAGGCTGGCGATCTGGTTTCGGAAGAGCGCAAACCGATTGAGCGTGGTCTGCGCCCGCTTGTTGTATTCCTCGGTCGCCGACCCGGCATAGTCGGCTTCCGTCGCCACCAACCGGAACGCTTGCGCCAGCAGGTCCGGGTTGTTGAGGAGCTTGGAGAAGTCGTCGGAGAAGTCCTGCCCGACGAGATCGATCAGCGCGGTCATGCCCTTGGGCGATTTTGAAAGCCGATCGAACAGGTCCTGAAGGGCTGCCGGCGCATCAGCATCGAGCGAAGCCATGAATTGCTTGTAGGACAGGCCCGCTGTCTTGAGCGCACCGCGTGCCTTGTTGCCGCCCTGGGCCAGCCTGTTGGCAAGCGCGGAGACACCGCGTGCGGCGGTTTCGGGCGCGATGCCGGCTGCGACCATCGCCGCGCCAACTGCATTCATTTGCACCGCCGTCAGCTTCAACGTCCGCTGCGCGCCCGCCACGCGGTTGGCGAAGTCGGTGATCTCGGCGGCCGTTGCCGCCATGCTGTTGGACAGGTGGTTGGCGCTGTCCGCGAACGCTTCTAGCCCCTCCTGGTTGAGGCGGTAGACGTTGCGAAGCTTGGCAAAGCGGGTGCCGATCTCGCCCGCTGCCATGTCGAAGGCGACTGCCGCTCGCGCCGTGAAGGCGGTAAAGCGCTCCAGCTCCTCGGTCGGAATGCCGCCCTGGGCGGCTGAAGCCATGATGGTCGTGAGGCCGGTCGCCGACATGGCAATCTGCCGGCTCATGCCAAGCAGACCCTTGCGGATCTCGCCGAGCTTGCGCGCCGGGGCGTCCAGGACCTTTTCGAGATCGGCGAAGGCATCTTCGAATTGCGCGGCGGCACGGATCGGGGCACCGAGGGCGACGGCCATTCCAAGCGCATCCGTCAGGCGTCCGCGTGCGCGGGACAGCCGTTGCTCCGCATTGGCAAGGGCCGTGTCGATGTTGGTGGTTGAAAACCCCTGACGGATCGCGCCGGAAAATCCCTCGCGCAGATCCTTCGCGCCCTTCCGGATGCCAGCGACGTCCCGGCGGACCTTCTCCGCACCCTTGGTCAGGAAGGAGATCAGCAGGGAGACATTCATGTCAGCCATGTCTGTTCTCGCCTAGGGAAGCCGGCCGGTTGCCTTGAGCACACGCGGCAGGTCGCGCCGGAAATCGAGCAGCTCTTGCCAATCGAGCTCATCGAGCTCCGAGGGCTGCCAGTGGTAGCCCCCGGCCAGATCCGCCATCAGTTCGAAAATGCGGTGCCAAGGTCCGGAAAAAAACCGAACATCGCCTGACCCGTCTTGACCAGGTCGGCCGGGTCAAGATCGTCGATCACGCTCGGTGGCACGCTGCACAGGTCCGCAAGGATCTCGGTCATGCCGTCGAGGCGCGCCGGATCGGTCAGGAGAGCGAGTGCCTCGGCGATGTTGTCCCGGTCCTGCATGAGAGCGGAAACGGACTCCCCGCCGGCTGCTCCGGTATCGGCGCTGGCCATCAGGTTGCGAACGAAGTCCGACCCGAGCAGGACCACCACGCGCTTGACATGGCGGGCGCGGGGCCGGCGCATGGTGAGCGAGGAATGGGACTTGCGATCGATGCCTTCGCCATCCTCGGCCGGGACGGTGAGCTGGATGGTTTCGGTGAGCTTCGGGGCGGTCATTGCGGGGCTCCGGGTTCAGTGGGCAGGGAAAGGGCGACGTCGACGTCAAAACAGGACGCGGCGCCGGCCTTCGTTCACGGGCACGCCGCCTCGCACCATCCAGCCGCCGGCCGTGAACGAGAAGCGGTGCAGGACCTTGCCGTCGGCCATGTAGGAGTAATTCAGGATCGACCCGATCTTGTGGTCATACCCGCTGGCCTTGCCGCCGTTCATCTCCTCCTCGGCGACGGAGATCAGCCGGCCGGTGATGTCGATGGCGTGCTCGTGTTCTTCGCCGGTGATCTCGTCGACCACGAACTTCTTGCCGGTGAAGTTGTGACGAACGCCCGGCGCCCCACCGAACAGGCCGGTCACCTCGGGGGAGTGGCCCTTGAGCTTAAAGGGCGCTTCAAGCGCCTTCACGCCAAGGCCCGAGACCTGGATCTGAAGATCGCCGCCGCCAGGCTGAAAGTCCTCGGTGATCTCTTCGAGCGCCGGCAGTTGCAGGCTCTCGATCTCGAGAACTAGGTTCCGGTCGTCGTTCACGATCAGGGTGAAGCCGCGCAGGATGGGCAGGGACATGGAAAGCTCCTCTGAGTGACGAGATCTGGCGCGATTACGCCGCTTCGCCGACGCGCTCGAAGCTCACGGCGATCCGGCGGTTGATCTCGTCGGCGAGCAGGTCGAAATACGCCTCGTTGCGGCGTGAGCCGAAGGTAAGATCCTCGAGCGGCGGGGCCTCTTCGGCATCGAACTCGATGCGGAGTTTCCCCGAGCGCAGGAGCGCATTGGTGTTGACGTCCCGGTCCCAGAAGACGTCGCCGCCGAGGATCGCGCCAATTGCCTTCAACTCGTCGAGGAACTGTTGAAGGCTTCGCATGATCGCGATGACGAGCTGCGGGCTCAGGTTCTGGTCGTTGGCCCAGCGGAAAGATCGGGAAATCGTCTTCTCGATCAGGGCGCGGGTGCGGACCACATTGACGAACTGCCAGAGCGGATCGGTGGACGTCGTGCGGTTGCCCCACAGGATACGGCCGTTCGCGGCGAAGGTGCCGCCCGCGCCCTGAACCAGGCGGGCGGGAATGAAGGTGGCAATGCCGGCTTCGTTCAGCAGGTTCGCCTCGTGATCGATCTCGCCGTCATAGTAGGAGACCGGCCGGGCGAGGCCGAGAATGCCGCCGCAGTCCTGATTGGACGGCGACCAGTACGGCCCGCCCTTTTCCTTGTCACGCTTGACGAACAGCGCGGCCGCGTAAGGTGCGGCCGGCTTTACGACAGGCGCACCGTCGGAGGCGACGCGCACCATGGGGTCGACCAGATAGGCGAAGCGGTCGGAGAAGTCTGCACGATAGGCGAGGCTCGCCTCTCTCGTCGGCCCTCCCGTGTCAAACACGGCCACTGCCTGAAGCTTCTTGGCGACCTGTTCGACCACATCCGCGACCGGGTTCTTGGCGCTCTCGATACGGCCCGCCGCATAGCCCGGCGCGAGAAGAAGATCCGGCTCCACGCCAACGTGGCCGAGCGCGTAGGTGAGCGCATGCGCACCGGTCTGAGAGGCCGCCGCGCCGACCATGTTCGCCCGCGTCGCATCCGCGTCCGCCCCTTCCGCCACCCGCACCATGACGACAGACGCCTCGATGCCCTGCGCCTTGACCGCGTTGATAACGTCAAGCGCCGTCCCGGTGGTGCCGAGCAGCGCGGTCTTCTCGACCTCGTGGGTGTAGAGGTGAACGGGTTCGTCGAGGGGAAACGCGGTGTTGTCGGCATCCGGCGCGGTGACGAGTGCGCCGATCGTCGACGTGTCGGAAACCGCGATCGGCCGGGCGTCGTCGCCAAGCCGCAGGACGCGGGTGCCATGATTAAAGGGAGCGGTGGGCATGCGCTGATCCTCGTGTTCGGGGTCAGTGCAAACCTACATTTCAGGGGTGGAACCTCGCGCCCCTGACACTGTCAGCGTCAGGGGCGAACGGCCATTTGAAGCCTCTTTACGCTGCCACGAAACCCGCCCGTTTGGCAACGCGGATCAGAGATCCGCCGCCGCGATCCAGAGCGTGTCGACCTGCTCGGGCGGCAGAGCAAATGCCGCCGCCATCTGGTCGATCAACGGGTGCGAGCGCTCATAGGACGAGGCATATTCCCATTCAATCTGGGCGGCGGTCCGCTCGGTCTCATCCGCGATGGCGGCGATCTCCGCATCGACCATGGCCGGCGTGATGCCGATGTTGAGCAGCATGAGCCGGAGCTGACGGGCTGTCAGATTGGCAAAGACGGGCGCCGGCTCTTGCCACGTCTCGGTCTCTGCATCCCACACCGCGCGCGCGTCGGCCGGCGGGTGCGGCACCTCGATCCCGCCGAATGGTGGATCGATCTC